TAATGGAACTCAAAGCCAAAATTTCTGACACAACCGCTAGCGGGTTAATTACTAGCCCTCAATCAACCGAAGGTCTCAAAGCCACGGGTAAGTTTTTGATTGAGTGTTACGACAAAGACGGCAAGCTCAAGTGGACTGATGAGTCTAAGAATCTTGTTGTGAATGTGGGCCTTCAATACATGGCAGGGACTGCGTTAGATGGTTCAACTGCAAGAATCACAACATGGTACTTAGGTCTATATGGCGCTGCTGCAAGTAATACGCCTGCTGCTGGGGATACGATGTCTTCTCATGCAGGATGGACGGAAGTTACAGACTACACAGAAGCAACGCGTCCAGCGGCGACATTTGTAGCAGCAACAACGGCGAACCCTTCAGTGGTTACGAATTCAGCAAGCAAAGCTCAGTTTACGATGAATGCAACGGTAACTGTGGGCGGTGCTTTTCTGACAAGCAATAACACCAAAGGTGGTACGTCAGGCACTCTGTTTTCGGCAAAAGACTTTTCCTCGCCGGGGGATAGGAACGTAGTATCCGGTGACGTTGTTTTAGTAACGTATACCTTTAGCTTATCTGCATAATGGCTTTTGTACTTGCTGATCGTGTACAGGAAACCACGACAACCACAGGCACCGGTACAGTTACATTAGCCGGTGCGGTTACAGGTTTCCAATCATTTGCCGCTATTGGTAACGGCAATACGACCTTTTACAGTATTGCAGATCAGGCAGGTTCCCAATGGGAAGTTGGGGTTGGCACTTATACATCGTCTGGCACGACGCTTTCAAGAGATACGGTTTTATCGTCTAGCAACTCAGGAAGCCTTGTTAATTTTAGCGCAGGGGCTAAGAACGTCTTTGTAACTTTCCCGGCATCTAGCACATTATTTGCGCTAAATAATCAAACGATTACAAGCAGCTACAGTTTACCGACAGGCAATAATGCTGGCAGTGTTGGCCCAGTTACCATCAACACGGATAAATCAGTAACAGTGTCCACGGGTCAGGCATGGCTTATTTGGGGATGAAATAAAATGAGTAACTTAAAAGTTCAGGGTAATTCCAGTGGAACTGGAACAACAACTTTGCAGTCTGCCAATACGTCATCCAGCACAACATTTACGCTACCGGGTGTTGATGGCACGAACGGGCAATTCTTAGCTACTGACGGTTCAGGCAACCTTACGTTTAGTTCTCCAGCAGGTGGGGGTACTGTAACTACAGTCTCGGTAGTTTCTGCAAACGGTTTAGCCGGTACAGTTGCTAACGCAAGTTCAACACCTGCTATTACCTTATCGACTTCTATCACAGGGGTCTTGAAAGGTAACGGCACAGCGATCTCTGCGGCTACGGCAGGCACGGACTATCTTGCCCCTCCATCTGGAACGTCAATCCTGAAAGCTAACTCCGGCGGTGCGTTAGCGAATGCCACGGCAGGAACAGATTATGTTGCACCTAGTGGTGCGTTAGGCACACCGAGTTCAGGAACGCTTTCAAGCTGCACAGTAGATGGCACAAACCCAGTTGGGTTTAGAAACGTACCGATTTCAAGCAATTCCACCAATACGTTAGTAGTAGGTGATGTTGGCAAGGTGTTGTCGGTGACGGCAGGTCAGACGGTTCCTAACTCAACCTTTGCAGCGGGTGATGTGGTTGTCATCTTTAACAACTCATCGTCATCTATCACGCTTACGATGTCTATCACAACGGCTTACATAGCTGGAACGGATAGTGATAAAGCTACGATGACGCTTGCAACCAGAGGTGTTGCGACGATTTTGTTTATATCCGGTACGGTGTGTGTTGTTTCAGGGAACGTGTCATGACAGGCATTTTGTCGATGCTTATTGGGCAGACCATCTCTGGCGGTGGAGGTGGTGGCTATACCGTTGTCCAAACCTTTACGGCTACCTCAACGTGGACCTGCCCTACTGGGGTGACAGAGGTTGAGTATTTGGTAGTGGCTGGTGGTGGTGCGGGAGGAGGAAATAATAATGCTGGTGGCGGCGGTGCTGGCGGTTTTAGAACCGGAACAGGATTGGCTGTATCAGCCGGTGATTACACGGTAACTGTTGGGGCAGGTGGAACTGGCGTTTCAACAGCAGTGGTTGGAGCAAACGGGAGTCCTTCAATATTTAGCACTATTACATCGGCTGGCGGCGGAGGTGGAGGTTCTGGCGGCGGTAGTGCGCCAAATAACGCTGGCGCAAATGGCGGTTCTGGCGGCGGCGCTGCTTTTAATTCAACAACGGTAGGCATTGGAAATACGCCGAATTCATCTTCTCCGCCTGATTCTAATGCGGTGCAAGGTAAAAATGGCGGTGCTGGCGTTAGTAGCGGACCCGCATTCGGAGCAGGAGGAGGTGGCGGTGCTAATGCCACAACAGGCACAGGATCAAACGGGTCTGCTTCGGCTGGTGGTAATGGAGGCGCTGGGGCGGTTTCAACCATAACTGGCTCATCTGTAACGTATGCCGGTGGGGGCGGAGGCGGAACTAATGCTGCCCCATCAGGTGCAGGTGGGGCAGGTGGTGGTGGTAATGGCGCAGTAACGCCTTCCGTTCCTGCAACCTCTGGATCTACTAATACGGGCGGTGGTGGCGGTGGTAGTGGTTCCACGGTTGCTACAGGTGGCAACGGCGGTTCCGGTATCGTCATCCTAAAGTACACCGTGGCTAGTCAAACCGTCTTTGTATTCAAAGGCACGACTAAGTGGACATGTCCTACGGGTGTGACTTCTGTTGACTACCTTGTGGTTGCGGGTGGTGGTGGGGGTGGTTATTGGAGTGGAGGAGGAGGCGGTGCGGGCGGTTTTTTAACGGGATCTACCTCAGTAACTGCATCACAAGAGTACACAATTACGGTAGGCGGTGGTGGGAATGGTGGCGTATCCGCAAGTTCTCAAAGCGGTTCTCCCTCATCAATTGTCGGTGGATCTAGCTCCCCTTTTGCATCCCCAGGCGTTGTATCAGTTGGAGGTGGTTCTGGTGGTGGAAACGGCCCAGGCGTAACTCCTGGTGGAGGTTCTGGTGGTTCCGGGGGTGGAGTTGCTGGCAATGTTAGCGGGGCCGGTGGAGCTGGAACATCAGGACAGGGTAACGCCGGAGGATCGGCATCATTATCTGCTCCGCAATATGGATCTGGAGGAGGCGGTGGCGGTGGCGGTGTTGGGCAAAACGGTACAGGGGCTGTTGGTGGTAATGGAGGAGTAGCAACGACGTCTTCTATTACTGGATCAACTGTTTATTACTCTGGCGGCGGTGGTGGAAGCGTTAACATTACCGGAACAGTTGGGTTAGGCGGCGGCACTGCAACAACTGCGAATAAAGGTGGCGGCGGTGACGGAGGGCAATCAGGAACCAATAATGCAGTTGCTGGCACTGCTTATACCGGCGGTGGCGGCGGTGGCGGTGGCGGAAGTGGAGGTGGTAGCCAACAACCTGGTAAAAACGGCGGCTCCGGTATCGTAATCATCAAAATCAATCAATAACATGACTACAAAAGTTTATAAATTTCTGGGTATCGACACAGCAATGCACCTATTACGTCCTGGGGCGAAGTGGGAAATCTCTAACAACGTATTCACACGCTGGGATGATCCACGCCCTTGTCCGAGTATTGAAGAGGTCTACTGGGTTATCGACAAGATCAGAGAGTTTGAGGACAGCATCCCTACGATTTACACCGACGAGCAACTCAAAGAGATGGGCATAGCCAAAGAGGAATTTGAACGTGCAGTTGCATAACTTATTCCCCATCCCTGTTGGCTTTGCTGAACTAGGTCGCCCCTTGTCAGATGAGGAGTTGTTCTTCATCCGTGAGCTACAGACAAGACCGAATATGGGCAACACCACAAGCACGAACAACTTTGTCTTGCGTGATCCAGCTCTAACGTCCCTGCGCTCATTCATCGAGGATGCTGTCTCGGAATACTTCAAGTCCACAGTCAATCCTAAGCACAACGTAAGCCTGAGAGTCACGCAAAGCTGGTGCAACTACTCAGAGCAAGGCCAGTACCACCACAAACACGCTCATCCAAATAGCTACATCTCAGGTGTGTTTTATGTGCAGACTAACCCTGATGACAGGATTTACTTTTACAAAGATGGCTGGCAGCAGATCAAGTTTCCTCCGGACCAGTGGAACCCGTATAACAGTGAATCGTGGTGGTTTGAGGCTTATGCAGGCAGGCTGATTCTCTTTCCTTCGTCGCTGACGCACATGGTTCCAGAGGTCAAAGGCGAGGACACAAGAATCTCACTTAGTTTTAATACCTTCCCTGTCGGAGTTGTCGGGGAAGAGATGGATTTAACCGGATTGAAATTGGAGGCATGATGGCGCACTTTGCCCGCATTGATGAGAACGGTGTCGTACAGCAGGTTGTCGTAGTGGATAACAAGGACACGGCAGATGCTTTCGGCGTTGAGAAAGAACATATCGGCGCTGCACATCTTGAAAAGATCCTTGGTGGAACGTGGAAGCAGACGAGCTATAACGGGAACATCAGAAAAAACTACGCAGGGATTGGGTATACATACAGAGCAGACATCGACGCATTTGTTCCTCCGCAACCTTTTGCTAGTTGGGTGCTAAATGAATCCACGGCTCAATGGGATGCTCCTGTTCCTATGCCGACGGACGGCAAAATGTATAGCTGGGATGAGGCAACGACGAGCTGGGTGACGGGATAGGAATGTGTTTGGCATATCACCATTTGGCGGCGCACCACTTGGATCAACGGGAGGGGGTAGTCCGCCTATTACCGAAGGCTGGGGGTATGGTGATTGGGGATCAGGCGCGTGGGGTGGAGGTGCGACTTATGAAGTGGCAGTCGATGAAACTGCCACAGGCTCTGATGCAACGTCTTCGTTTATTGAATTTGCAGTATTGGTTTCTGAAACAGCGTCTGGTGCCGATGATATATCTTCCCTTGTTCAATTTGATTCGGCAGTTGCAGAAACAGCTACAGGAACAGATACAACATCAGGGGCTACACAATTTAGCGCAACGGTTGCAGAAACTGCTACAGGCACAGATGACCCATCATCACTTGTACAAGTCCAAGCAAGTGTTTCAGAAACATCCACAAGCGCAGATAGCACGGAAGCGTTTGTTAAATTCCTTGCCTTGGTTACAGAAACAAGCACAGGTACAGACAGTATCAGTGCAACCCCGAAATACCTCTGTGATGTATCAGAAAGCGGGACAGGTTCCGATGCAGTTAGCGCTTTGGTCACGTTTGATGCAGCGGTTGCAGAGACAGGCACAGGCACTGCTGATGTTGTGTCACAGAATGCCTATTCTTCAGCAGTGGATGAGTCAGCCACGGGTACGGATGATGTCGGGACAAACCTTAGTATTAACCCAGCAATTACTGAATCAGCAACAGGGACAGACCTTGACAGTGCGCTGGTTAAGTTTCTGGCAACGATTACAGAGTCAGCCACAGGCACAGATGTTGACAGCGCGGGTACGACATTACAGTCGGCTGTTACTGAATCAGCCACGGCAACAGATGTTATAGACGGCAGGAAACTGTGGGAAGAGATTGATGACTCCCAGACGGCAAACTGGCAAAATATCAGCAGTAGTCAAACGCCGGGATGGGGCAGTATTAGCACGACACAATCGGCTAATTGGACGACGATTACGACTTGAGGTGAATTATGACTGTTAACCGCACAACCCTTTTAGATCTTCCGCTTCCTGTTACAGGTACGGAGTCTGGTACCTGGGGCGATACAACAAACAATGGCTTGACGCAATACATGGATATTGCGATTGCGGGGATGTCAAACCTGACAAGTGCTAATTTTACGACCGGCGCTTTGACGATTGAAACAACCGAAGGTGATTCCACTGCCACCAATATATCAGCCACTAGCGCCCAATACGCAGGGTTCAGGGTTACCTCACTAGCTCAAAATTCAACGATTACTGTAGGTAATACGGGTACTAGCCCTGCTAGGTCATACAGACTTATCAATGCGGATGCGACGTATACGCTGACATTCAAAGCCACAGGCCAAACGGGTATCACACTTCAGCCCGGACAAACTGCGGTTGTTGCATTTAACGGCACGGACTATGTGATTGTTGGCATGGCTGGGGCCGGTACGGTTACCGATAACGCCATCGTACGATTTGACGGTACGACAGGTAAGTTAGTTCAGAACTCCGTCGTCACAATTGCTGACTCTACGGGTGATATATCAGGCGTAGGGCAGTTAAACGCCACGACGGTTGATACGACAAACATTGAAGTCACCAACATCAAAGCCAAGGATGGCACAGCAGCAGCAACGATTGCTGACTCTACGGGTGTGGTGACGGTAACGGCTGCGCCGGTGATGACTGCTTTAACCGCTTCTCAAGCCGTATTCACGACTGCGGGTAAAGCACTGACAAGCAACGCCATTACGGGTACGGGTAACGTGGTGATGTCGGCTTCACCGACACTGACGGGAACGATTAGCGCAGCAGCGGCTACGCTATCGGGCAACCTAACCCTCTCCGGCGGCACTGCCAACGGCGTGGTGTATCTGGATGGCAGCAAGGTAGCGGCGAGTGGGTCTGCGCTGACGTTTGATGGGACGACGCTAGGTATTTCCAGCGGCGGTAGCACGCCTGCGCTTAAGTTGTACGGCGCAGCAGTTTCGCAAGGGCAGCTTCAGTTTAGTTCTACCAGCGGCTATGTGATTCAGGGCGGTCCTGACTACACAGGCCTCGTCTACAACGTAGGTTCTGCAAGCTACCAGCACATCTTTCAAATTAACGGCTCCGAAGCCATGCGCCTCACCTCCACAGGGCTGGGGATTGGGACGAGTTCGCCTATCAGTAATAGCGGCTACGGTGGTTTATCTCTGAATGGCACAAGTGGTGCGCTGTTTAGCCTAATGACCAATGGAACCGAGTCCAGCCGTATTGCCAGTATTGGAGATGTGACTTCTATTCAGTGTAAAGCGTCCACTGGATACATCACGTTTGTTCAAGGTGTTAGCGGCGGCACCGAGCGCATGCGCCTCGACACCTCCGGCAACCTCGGCTTGGGGGTGACGCCGAGTGCTTGGAGTCAAGGAAGAGCTTTTGAGGTTTTTCAGGCTGGTTACGGCGTCTGGAACGGAACTGGGAGTGCGTATCTTCTTGCTAACACTTATTACAATAGTGGCTTTAAATACGCTGCCTCTAGCGTAGAAGCGTCACATTACTATCAGTACCAAGGCGCTCATGTCTGGTCAACCGCCCCCTCCGGCACCGCAGGCAACGCGATCAGCTTCACGCAGGCGATGACGCTGGATGCGAGTGGGAATTTATTTGTCAACGGCACAACACAAATTGCTGGTGCAAAACTTAACGTGCGAGGAACAGGCTCATACATTGGCGTGGGTGGGACAGTTGAAACGCTGTTTGGTGACTCGGGAGGTTCTGAAGGATTTATTGGAAGTTTTACAAATCACGCATTTGTATTTCGCACCAACAACACCGAACGCGCCCGCATCACGAGCGGGGGTAGCTTCCAAATCGGCGGTGCTTCTGCCGACACAAATAAACTGTGGGCATATGACAATAGCAGCGTTGCTACATGTCAACTTCGTCAAGATGGCGCAGGCCCAATTCAAACGTGGCTAGGTAGTGGCGGCTCCGAACGCGCCCGCATCACGAGCGGTGGGGATTTGCAGATTTCATCTGGAGGTAGTTTCCAAGTTGGAGGAACTGCTGCCAGAGCAACCACAGCAGGTACAAACCGAGTTGATATTTTCAACGGCACAGCTCCCGTAGGTACGCTTACGAATGGCATAAGTCTTTATTCGTCTAGCGGTGAAGCCTATGTGATGGATGCGGCTGGTAACGCCACGCTGTTCTCGCCGCACGATGCTGAAACAAACGAGTGGGTTTTCAAGTCTAAACACACACCAACGGGCAAAGTATTAAAGATTGATGTAGAAAAACTCTTGCGCTTTGTGAACGATCACTTTGGCCTTGATGCTGTTCATGAATTTATTGAAAGCTAACTTTGTAAAGGAACCCAACCATGACTACGTTTAACTGGGTTGTGACAGCCCTTAATTGTCTACCCAACGCCCCTGAAGGTCAGGATTACGTCATCAATGTCCACTATAGTTGTATCGGCACTGATGGCACTTACAACGCTTCGGTGTACTCAACCTGCTCACTACCCGTGGTGCAGGAAACGACCTTTATCCCCTACCAAGACCTCACTTTAGACATCGTGCTTGGCTGGATTTGGGCTAACGGTGTCGATAAAGCTGCAACCGAGTCGGCAGTGCAGACCCAGCTAGACAATCTCATTAACCCGCCGGTGGTCACACCTCCACTTCCTTGGAGCCAAGCATGAACCCTGTACAGATCAAATTAGAGCTTACGCTGGATGAAGTCAATGCAGTGATGGGCGCATTAGGAAACATGCCCTATGCTCAGATCGCGCCATTGGTGGAGAAGATCAAAGAGCAAGCGGTCCCTCAACTGCCCGTGCCGAGTCCTAAAGAAGACGTTGCAGCGTAATGTTTGACCTACTATCCGGTGGCTTGCTTGGTTCCATCTTCGGTGGCCTGTTCAGGCTTGCACCGGAAGTGCTGAAGTTCTTAGATAAGAAGAATGAACGCCAACACGAGCTGTCCATGTTTCAGCTCCAGACGGATTTGGAGAAACTGCGTGGTGAATTCCGAGTGGAGGAAAAGTATGTCGATTACTCCATTCAGCAGCTTGATTCGATTAAAAGTGCGTTTCAAGAGCAAGCTGAAACGGCTAAGGCAGCGGGTTGGTTTGTTTCTGCTATCTCAGCCCTTGTTCGTCCGGGCATTACTTGGGCTTTGTTCTTTATGTATGCGGCAGTCAAGGCGGCTGCGCTTGTTATCGCGTTTCAGACGGGTGCACACTGGGCAGAAGTTGTGACCAAGGTCTGGGATGAGGATGACTTCGGGTTGTTTACAATGGTTATATCGTTCTGGTTTGTAGGACGGGCTATAGAAAAATACCAAAGATCGTGAATGAAGAGGCAAAAAAGTTAGCCAAAGATGTACTCATCAAGCCCTTTGAAGGGCTGGCTAAACGTCTGCCTGACGGAACTGTAACCTCATATCCCGACCCCGGAACCAAGGGACATCCTTGGACAATTGGCTGGGGTGCAACCGGTCCTGATATTCAACCCGGTACCGTATGGACCATGCAGCAGTGTG